CTAATGGACGTAGTCGACCAATCTCTAAACCAATGCCTGCACGTTTGCTGGCATACTTGGCCATCATTTCTCCTGAAGCAAAAATGCTATCCAGGTCGTCATCACTGCGGATAAGAACACAAGAACTAAACTGTTTAGTCGGAGTGCCAAGACCAGCCAACACAGGTGTTGCAAGAGTAAACAAGCCGTCAGATGCGGCGGTATAATACTCTTTGATATATCGCATTCTTGCTGAATTGGGTTCTTCTCTATGGAAGACTGTTGCCGCTGCCACCATGTATCTAACCTGTGGAGTTTCATAGATTTCTTTTGTTGAACGATTTCGCACTAGATATTTTTCAATCAACTGTTCAATTGCAGCATAGCCATACTGTTCATCTTTGCTGTGATCAATAAATTCTTGCATGCGGTCCCACTCTGCTTCGCTATACCAAGTCAACAGGTCAGCAGTGTACAATCCCACAGCAACATTTCGTTGCACAATCTCGTATAAACGTGGAGGTTCATAACTTCCATATACATCTTTGCGCAACATACTGAGACGTTGTTTACCTGCCACGTACTGATAATTGGTATGGCCTACATCAGGATTGGCATCAATATCAATAAGATCCACACAGGCACGCAGTGTTACTGCGTCAATTTCTTCTGTGGTGATACCATCGTAAAAATGCAGTTGTGCCTTGATTTCAATCATGCTTTGACTGACGTCAGCAATGCCCTGACAGACCTTGGCAATTTGAGCTTGCCATTTTTCCAATGCTAATGGAACGCGACTCCCATCGCGTTTAACTACTGTGATTATTGCCATGTTTATCTTATTTGAGTTTTAAGTTCCGCCAGCGTTAGCTTGCGTTTTTTGTTTTTACTAATATCGAGGCTGGTATTTAAGATGTTGTCTGCCGAATAATTCAGTATATATTTTTCAGCGTGTACCAGGACTAAATTGTGAGTTTTGTCCTCTAATAAAAAACAACTTTGGAGGTCAGGACGATCTAGCATTGCTATAGTATACATGATACCTAGTCCGCGAGCAAGATCGCAAAATGCCGGTTCTTCCAACAATAACCAGGGATCTGGCCAAGTTGCTTGATCATCCCAGTGTAATCGATATGGACACCAGGGAAGCTGGAACCACCAACGATTAATACTATCACAAGTTTGATCTAATGGAAGATTGGCCACGCGAGATCGTAGGTCAGCCCAGTCTCGCAATCTAGTTTCAAAAATTTCCAGGGGTTTCAAGCCAGATGTTCTATGCTGTAGGTCAAGCTACCGGCTGTGCCCGTGCCTGTGGTAGAATATCTTACTGTCAAGGTGTCACCAGATTGGATAACAGAAAATGTTAATCCTGTGGTGCTGTTTTCGGTGTAGTCTTCGCTGTAAGTAACCGAAGGATTACTTACCACAGTGAGCACACCGGTTCTATAGGCCGAGCCTCGGATAAAAGTATAAGGCACTGTGAATGCCCGATACTGGCCTGTGATTGATGTTCCACTGCCACCACTGTCTGTAACAAACAAAGTTGTGTTGGTTTGATTGTCCAGAATTGAAGATACCACTGCTGCTTCTAATTGGTAATTGCCTAAACTCAATACCTGGCCATTGTCTATACTGATAACGCCCAGATTGTTGTTTTGAATTCGTGGAAAACCAGAGCCTTCAACAGCAGCATCAGTTCGTTCAAACAAATCAGCAACGCTACAATTGGTCAAGGCATTGATGCTGATCACAGGATCAGTTGGAGTACCAGTGAAACCTGTGGCTACATCAAAGAACGAGTTATGAACAGATCCACACATGGATACATCGTCTGAAATAAAGATTCCACGACGGAACACTGAATCAAACGTACTGTTGGTGACTTTGAATCCCCGAGGTCCGCCCACAGCAGGATTCAAGGTATCAAGATATACACCTTCATACAACGTATTAAAATTGCAACTGTCTATTGACGCGGCCTCAGTAGCGTCATTACATCTAACTCCATATGTGACCTGGCTGAAAGAACAACTGTGCATGGTCACGTCATTGGTAATAAACGATCCTGCTGAATTAAATGTAAAACCTGAAATGTTGTTTTGCAATCCAGTTGCTAACATGGTGCGAGTGATAGGACCAACAAAACTGCAATTGTTAAAAGCCACACTTTCTGCACAGTCTACCAGGCAAATGTCAATGGCCTGCAGGCTTTCAAACCCCATGTTATTCACAGTGATTTGCTGAGGCCTCACAGCGCCGTTGTTGCCAATCTGTGCACCGGTTTGCAACAAACTGTCTCCGGTTCTCACCACATAGGCATTTAGACTACTAACGTCAGATTGTATATCCATCTTGATCACACTGCTCTGAGGACCTTCGCCATAGAGATAAGCGTATGGAGGAATAACAATGGTTTCTGTTATAAGATATGTACCCGCTGGGAAAAACAGTCCTCTACGTGCATTGGTAGCAGTGCTGCGACAATACAGCTGAAACATGGCTCGTTGTATTGCCACTGTGTCATCGGTAATGCCATCGCCTACTGCGCCAAAGTCTGTGACAATGGCATAACTGTCTAGTCTGTCTTGTAAACTTTGAGTAACTGGTGCACCAGCACTGGGACCAGTTTGTACAACATAGCCACCAGCTTCACCTCGATAGGTGTAAGTGCCTTGTAATCCAAAAATATTGCTGAATTCAGTGAGGATTTCAGTGTTGCCAATTATAGGAGCGCCTTCCTCTAAGGTGCCGTTGCCTATAAACAATCTGCGCTCATCTACTGCGTAGCCAAGTTCCGCGCCAGACAGTTGAGGCAGATCAGCTGCAAGTCCTTTGCGCTGAGTTATTCTTGAAATCTGTACAATAGCCATGTTATTTTACCCGTTATGACAGTATTTAGCTGGTCAAGTAGTAGAGCTCCAAACGCTTCCACCACTCGTTGCAGTAATGATCAAACTCTGCGCCCTCAAGCACAAATTCTTGATATTGTGGCTCTGATGTCAGCGCCAAATTGGCATCTTGTTCGGGCTTAACACACATCAAAATCACGCCTTTGCGGATGTCAGTACCATGTACTTCATTGTGTGCCTGGGCATAGGCTGTGAGTTGCAAGAAATAATCATCAATCCACTCACGCTTTTTAGGCTTGTTGGTTTGCTTGTAGTCTAATACGCTGATCTCGCCCTGGTGCACGCCTACGCCATCAGTGGTGCCAGCGTATAATTTTGGAAAATACAAGGGAATTTCCACACCATAAAATTCTGTAACTTGATTTTCTAGCCCTTGTTTAATAATTGTTTTAGCCATGGCGTGACTTGCCCAGCTGAATGGATTGGCTGGCGTTTCCACTATCATGTCTGTTTTGATATAATTTTCAAGATAGGCATGCATCTTGGTACCGCGATTTGCAGCTTCGTTAGTGATGTCTTGTGCTCGCTTGTGTCCCACGCGATTACGCCATTCCTGCAGAGCTTTTTTGGCCTCTAGTGGTTTGGTACGATCCAACACGGTTGTGACACTTGGCACTCTACTGCCATCGGGTGTTAGATATACTCTGCGATTGGTATCTAGATCCACTGTGCGATCCATGGGTTGGTAATTGAATTTTTCCACTAGCATTTTGTTACCTCTATGCCTGATCGTTGTAGGAATGCAACGCCATTGGCGTCACGATAATCTAACCGGTAGTAAACCTGGGAGATACCACTTTGGTATATCAACTTGGCGCACTCTAGACATGGACTATGAGTTACAAATATACTAGCCCCTTCTCCGCTGTTGTGACCGCGTGCTAATTTGGCAATGGCATTGGATTCTGCATGCAATACCTCGGGACGAGTGGTTAATGTTCTGCTGCCGTCTTCGTAGTGTTCTTCTATCTCACAGTTGTTGTCCCAGCCAGCTGGCATACCATTGTAGCCATAACTGATCACTGTGTCGTCTTTCACTATCACAGCACCCACGTTTAACCGTTGAGCATGACTTAATTGAGCCGTGCGTGTGGCCCAGTCCATGTATAAATCAATAAATTTTTGTTTCAAACTCTAAAACTTTCTCCGCAACCACAGCGGTCACGTTCTTGTGGGTTGATAAAATCAAATCCTTCGTTTAGACCTTGTCTGCGCCAGTCCATGGTCATACCATCAACATAGGGTAAATCTTTGCCATTTACCCAGACATCAACTCCGTTGCTTTGATACTTGAACCAATCGCGAGTAACAGGCGGACTGTCTACATATTCCAACTTATACGCCAACCCCGAGCAACCAGTGGTACGCACGCCGATCATGATTCCGTGACCTTTGCCACGACGTGTCAATTGCTGTTGTACTTTTTTAGCCGCTGTTTCAGTTAAATTAATCATGTTCTTGATCCTAGTTCATCAACAAACTCACGCAGGTAATGATATCGTGTGCCAGCCCAACGCTTTCGCATCCAACTGTAGTCCTGATACCAATGGTGTTCAGCTTCAGGATGACACCCTATTAAACCTATCCTGCCTTGCATGATTGCCATGGGATCACCGTTGCTGTAACGTGCTACCACATCAACCGTGCTTGACACCGCATAGCTACAACCGTCATAAAAATACATGTGATCCGGTTTTCCGCGCCAGGTTATAGGCATGTGCTTGGCATGAGGTCTACGGGTACAAGCGCCGGGCCTGCGTATGTACTGCTGTACTCGCACACCATCCAAGATATCAAAGTAGTCTGAATCGGCCCAATAAGCACCCATACAGATTCCTAGGTAAGCACCGCCTCGACGAACAAAATTACGCACTCGTGTGCGATGCTCTCGCATCAACCAGTCCCAACTGTCGCTGTCGCCGATGCCTCCGGGAAAACACACCATGTCCACGTCATCAAAAAAGTCTGACTCTAGGTTATGACGGGTGAATATTTTATAACGGTAATTGGTTCCCAGGGCACGCATGACCCCATTTATGCTTTGTACTGAACATCTTGGTTGGTGAGCAAACAACGCAATACAGCTGGGCATGATGTTACTGTTTGTCCTTCCGCTCGGGCTCTTGGACAACTATAGGCGGTTTTTCAGGCCAGATTTGATCTTTAATATAGTTGGCACCAAACCAGCCCCAGGCGCTGAAAAAACCCCAGGTCATAATTTCAAGTATCATAGTAGGTAAAAGTAAGTTAGGTGAGACACAACTACTTATGATAACATACCTAGCTAGATTTTTCAAGCTAAATATCACCGATGCTAGAACTAATCTCACTTTTGGTAATGACACACATTACCATTCTTTCGGTTACAATGTATCTACATCGTAGCCAGGCTCATCGAGCAGTTGTTTTCCACCCTGTGATTGCTCATTTCATGCGTTTTTGGCTTTGGTTAACCACAGGCATGGTCACCAAACAATGGGTAGCTATACACCGTAAACATCATCAACACGATGATCAGCCCGGAGACCCGCACAGTCCACATGTGTTTGGTATATGGCGTGTGCTGTTTGGTGGAGCATTGTTGTATGCTGAAGCGGGCAAAGACACTGCCATGATTGACAATTATGGTGTAGGCACACCCAACGACTGGATAGAAGCCAACCTTTATACGCCACACAGCGGTTTAGGCATCATCATGATGTTATTGATCGATTTAGCGTTCTTTAGTTGGTGGGGATTACTGGTATGGGGTATTCAAATGCTATGGATACCATTTTGGGCAGCAGGAGTTATCAACGGTCTAGGACACTGGTGGGGGTATAAAAATGGAACAACACGAGATCAATCTAGAAATATTCTTCCTTGGGGTATTGTTATTGGCGGTGAAGAGCTGCATAATAATCACCATTTATCACCTGCTAGTGCCAGGCTTTCATTGAAATGGTGGGAGTTTGACGAGGGTTGGATGTGGATCAAGATCCTGTCAGGTCTACGACTGGCTGAGATTCGTTCTGCTTGTTAGTGTAATCCGCTAGTGCTGCTTTGATAGCATCCTCGGCAAGTATTGAGCAATGTATTTTAACAGGTGGTAGCGCGAGTTCTTGCGCAATTTCAGTGTTCTTAATTTCGCCTGCTTGTTCAAGAGTTTTCCCACGAAGCCATTCCGTAACAAGCGACGATGACGCAATCGCCGAGCCGCAGCCGTAGGTCTTGAATTTCGCATCCGTAATAATATCATTTTCTACTTTGATTTGAAGTTGCAGCACATCCCCACAGGCAGGAGCACCCACTAAACCAGTACCCACTGTAGGATCGTTTTTATCCAATTTACCTACGTTGCGTGGATTTTCGTAATGATCAACTACTTGATCTGAATAAGCCATAACCGTATTATACCTGCAAAGATTGAGTTAGGCCCCGACTAAAGGCCTTTTTTTGATGCTGCACGTTTGGCCATGCGATCTACTGTGGCCTGTGCTTGATCTACACCCATGGGAGGAACACCTGCTTGAGCAACGTCTGCTCCTTTGAAAACAACTTCACTGTCAGTGACATTGGAAATCAAGTTGTTCAGTGGAGGGCGTTGGCTGAGATCACGTACAGATTCTGGATCAACTGCCACACCCATTTGATTGGCTAATTTAACGAAGCTATCAAGAGGAAAGGTTTTATCAACATTGGCATCCTTGGCACGGTTTAATAAAAAACTTGCCAAGGCCGCCAATTTACCATTGTCCATGCCTTCAACTTCTTGAATTAGCATCAGCGTCTCGCACGTCCTAATGTTTGCTCAGGACCTGCGTCGTCAATTTCTTCTTCGCTGTCGATGTCAACTTCACCATCCATGCCAATTACGTTGCCCGCAGCAGGCGCAGCGCCTAGATCGTCTGCTGGGCCACCTAGATCTGCACCCGGAATAGCAGGCATAGCTGGTCCTTGACCAGTGACCACTGCCAGTGCAGCTTCAAGTTGTTGCTTGCCGCCCTGTAGATTTTGCAGCATTCCTTGCAGTGCTGCTGTGGCATCAGTGTTGAATTGATCAGCTTGAGCAGTGCCCACTTGATTGCGAATACTGTCAACTAGTGCTGGAAGCTCTTTGAACTGCATTTCGCTCACGTCTTCAAGCATACTCTGCACACTGTCAACGAGATCCTGTGCAGCTAGTACCACCTGAGCTTGTTGTACTTCGCTTTCATTTAGTGCAGCAGGCTGAAGATTGAGTTCTTGTAAACGCAAAGCCAATCCTTGCTCCATCATCATGAGCTTAAGATAGCTCGGATCTCTTTCACTGCGGTGCACTGCAGGACTGTGACGTGTTTCATTGATCACAGTACGTACACGTGCCAACATGTGACGAGCTTGGGCTCGATTTAGTGAGTCAAATTTAGCGGCAGTGCCAGAGTAGTTTTCAAATACTTTAGCGACTTGTTCTAGTGGACGCTGCGCATCCAATTCGTTGAGTTTCATTGTTCAATCCTCTTAGATACAAATATTTAGCCATTTTTACACAATCTTCAAGTTGATTTTCAAGTTCATGTTGTTGTTGGCGTCGGTGCTGAATTTTACTGTATAAAATTTCGCGGGTTTGATTGTTTTTACATCGTTCAATCAAAGATTTTCTAGTGTTTAAACTTTGTGTAGCTGACAAAAAGTGTTGGTCAAGATTTTGCAAGCGTATGCCTAGATTATACTCATGGGCTCGTTCGGCTATGCAATAGCTCAATGCCACTTTGGCGCTGGAAAATTCTCCACAGAATTCATGTTTTTTGTACACTGTGAAAACGCCATTTTGTTTTTTGATATCATAAATTCCAAAAGCTTTACAGCCCTCGTCATTGCGTAGAATTAGATCGTCTTGCAAACGTGAAAGTTCTCGCTGAGCAAAATCAAATAGTTTTTGCTGGAGAGTCATGTCATGAAAATGTGCGAAAGCAAATAACCTATCATGCCCGTGAGCACAGTGATTATTCCTACCCCCCACTTCAGCAGTTGGTCATTGCGTTTTTCTGCCATTTTTTGAACCATGTCATGCACTTCACGTACCAGAGTTTCAAGTCCAGTAATCTTGCCGTCAACATCTTCTAGGCGTGATTCTAGGAATCTATACCGCTGCGCACACAGTTCAACATGGGCCTCAAGGCTCTTCTTTTCAATATCGGAGGTGTCGCTCATAGTTGAATATTTATTCTATTTCTTTAAACCAAATATTTGCATCTGACCCTCGAGCCCGTAATTGATTGGGTAACTCTGTGAATTCTTTCAGTCCAGTTATCATGGGCACATTTTCACAGTCCTCTAGTAGATAATGAAAATCATCACCAAAAATTCCTGAGCGATCAGTTGATGCTGTAAAGCTCCAATGATCAAGCTCTTTTACTGCTGGAGTTAGTTGATCTAGTTGTGTACGCAGACTCAACACCTGTACCAGTGTTTCATAGTTACGCTGCTGATTACGTGCCTGCTCCCAATCTGCTGGTGAGGTTATTAGCTGACCAGACTGATCATTGAATTCACCGCGTTCTTCACGGAAACGTCCTACCACACCAGTGGTGG